ATGAGGCTGTTCCACAGAAACGATATTGAGATTGAACTGCATTTCTCCTCCGGTGAGGATAAGGTTAAATCATTGTTGATGAAAAAAACAAAGATTTAATTTATTGATATAAAGGATTTGTATCAGCGTATGTCCACGCAGTGACCACATTTTCGAGAGGTAGAGTAAGCCCGCAACATTGCGGGCTTTGTCTTATAGTCTGATCACTGTTTCAAGTCGGTGAGGACACCAAAAAGAAAACCCGCAGTTTTTATGCTGCGGGTTTGTTTGTTCATGTCTGTGAGATAGGGTGCCTTATCGACCTTACCCTGGCAACCGATTGACGGGGGATTGCTCCCCCGTCGCGGTTTCCTTACTTCTTACATTGTAAGAACGCCGCAAACTCCGCTCCCCAGAAGCTCATCCGTATTTCGCACAGCGAACCGTGCAATATCCAGATGATGAGGATTGCCGTCACGCAGAACGTGATGGCCGTAAGCGATTTTTGCGACATAGCACTTGCTCCTTTTCCGGAGAGGCGCTAACCTTTCACTTGTCAAGGTAATGCGGTTAGGGCCTCGGTTAAACAGAAATGTTTTCCGGGGCCTTTCCACATCCGGCCTTCAGGTTTTCCCTCCGGCCATCAGCCGAAAGGCACCCGCGCGTAATTTAACTGTTTCTTTTTGTTGCGGCAATATTTCAGGTGTCAGTTGGGGTGGGCTGTATCTTGTCTGATGCATAAAAAAATGCCCGCGCTTCGGCGGGCAAAAAACAAGACTTTTCGTTTGTATATCATGGATAATGGACACCCTTCCTGTTGTCAGGGGGAGGTACCCGTAGCTAATCTACTCACTTTGTGCCCGCAGCTCAACCCTGAAGTTTTCATGGAAAATCAGGGCTGCTTTGTGTGCGCCAGGGAAGGCGCCTCGATGGCAGGCGCAAAAAAAATGCCCGCTCTCCGGCGGGCAAAACAATGATCTACGTCACATTATATTGATAACCGGGCATTCCTCCATGCCCATTTTTAATTTAGCCATTTTTCATTTTGTTCACAATATAGTTATCTATCATATTCATGAATGAAATTATAATTTCATCTATAGGTATAAATGATTTGTGTTAATATGTTTCTCCTGTCTAACTGTTTTCTCATTTTTCGATACTAGTATTTCTGATATATTCAGGGGGCGTATGAGATTGTTCCGAAGAAACGATATTGAGATTGAACTGCATTTCTCCTCCGGTGAGGATAAGGTTAAATCAATAAAGGTGAAACTAAGACATGCCCGGGATGTTCAGGCGTGTCAGTGTCTTATTGATGAACTCGTTGCTGCCGGAGGAACGCCAAAAAAACAAAAATATAATCTGCACGTGGTTCCTGATGACCCCATAACCACAAAAGAATAAAAAAATGCCCGCTTTCCGGCGGGCAAAAAACAATTTAGGTCATATTTCATCATGGATAATTAAATACTTGCCCGTGGTTGCGGGAAAGTATCTGCCGTTAATCTACTTGCCTTATGATGTCCTCTCAACCTGATTATTGTTCTTAAATATCAAGATTAATCTGAGTATTCCCCCTGTGAGATCCCGGAAAATCTTCCCACGGTATCCGCTCTGTACCCTGCGGCGACGGGGCGCGTTTTGATGTGAATTTGTTAAAACCCTCCAGTGTGGTAAAGCCGATCCCGCATTCGAGGTTATTGCACTGGTAGTACTTCAGGCGAACTGTGCCTGAATCATTTTCATTGCGACTGGTGCGGATACGTGCGGATGCACCGCATAGGGGACAACGGAACATGGCTTCTCCTTATCTGGCTGAGTGGAGATGGCTCATTTTAATTTTATCCGCCTGAATCTGCTATCCATTCGGGGATTTTCGCTTCCAGCTCCAGTTGTGTGGTGAAGCCGCTTTCATCTATGATGTGCTCCACCCTGGCAATAATCCAGTCCTGATTGTCCACCTCGCTTTTAAAACCTGTTACCCTGCCGTGCATTTCGGGGTACAGGTCGGCACGACCCCGTGCCAGAGTGATGGAGAATGCCGCTGCTCCCCGCTGTAACTCCTGCCACTTTGCCGCAGCTGCACGTCGTGCGGTTTCTTCATTCTGGTAAGTCCTGCGCAGAACGTAGACGTTCCCTTCCGCGCCTTCCATGTAATCACCCTCCCGGCTGCTGCTCTTCTCCTGTTTCTGTTTCCCGGCTTCCCTGCGTCGCTTCACGTTCACTTTTTTCTTTTGCCCGAACTTCAGATCGAGCCAGTGCGCCCGGACCCCCGTATACGCATCACGGTCAGCAATGCGAAAGCGGTGACTGTCGCCGCTGCTGCGGGTAATGGCGAACGAAGGCAGGGCTCTTCCGTCCGGCCCGGTTCCGCCACCCGGCAGAATGAATAACAGGCTGCCGTTTTTTACGGTGGCAATCGCACCCAGCATTTCAGCCATGCGGGTCAGGAAGGATATATCGCTCTCTTCGGTCTGGTCAGCGTGGTCAATTTCGATATCCATGAGGATTTCGCTTATCTGTGTCTTCAGGCCGTAGCGGTGAGCGATGGCTGACACAACCTGTTTTACGGTCACGTCGTGCCAGGATACCTCCCGCCTCACGTTGAACTCTTCCCGAAAATCTGCGCTGCTGGCGGTGATGATCAGTTTATCTGGAGGTCCTTCCCACGCAACCTCATCAACGACGTAGGTGCCCTTGTTAACCAGTGATTCTCCTCGCCAGCCAATCATCACTCTCAGGCGTGCGCCACGTGGTGGCAACTGTAACTGCCCGTCCGTATCGTCAAGGGTGAGGGTGACGCGGTCTGCCTCAAAGGCCCGGTTATCCGTCAGGGTCAGCGTCATGAGTCGCTCTGTGAGGTTTGCCAGTGTGTTGTTGTTGATGGTGATGTCGATATCCGGTGACGGAACGGTAACTGACAGCTCTTTCATGGTGTTCTCTCCTGGTGCGTTCTGTAATGGTTTCATGCACCGCAGCGGCGTTGAATGGCTGTTTTGTTGTCGCTGTCAGGAGACAACATCAAAGGGGTGAGATTACCGCGTGTGTGGGTAATGATTACGCAAAATCAACCAGCCAGACAAGGGTGAAACATATGAGTGAAACACGCTTTCATGGTGCGCGCGTAAGGGAAAGTACCGGCCTTGCCACCGCCATTAATGATGTGGATTCCAGTGTTATTGGTATTGTGGCTACGGCAGATGACGCGGATGAAACTCTGTTCCCGCTGAACAAACCCACACTGCTGACCCGCGTCAGTGATGTGCTGGGTAAGGCCGGCACAAAGGGGACGCTTTACAAATCGCTTAAGGCTGTCGCCGACCAGGTGAGCACGAAGGTGATTGTGGTGCGCGTTCCTGATGCCAGTTCTCAGGGCGCCCCGGATACAGGAGTTACATCATTCGGTCATCTGGATCCTGAAGACAGGGCATTTTTTGGTATTGATGAGTCTGAAGATGCACATCCTGTATACCCACACAAAACGCAGGACCAGTATGTCATTGGTGGCACGGATGGCGACGGTAATTATACCGGTATGTATGCACTTCTGATAGCTGAACAGGATGATGCCATCGGTTACCGTCCGCGCATCATCGCAGCTCCCGGACTGGATACTGAAGCTGTCACAAAATCCCTGTGTGTAATTGCAGAAAAACTTCGCGCATTTGTCTACGCGGGCTGTCACAACTGCAAGAAGCCCGCTGATGCAATCAGCTACCGCGCCAGATTTAACGAGCGCGAACTTATGCTGCTCTGGCCTGACTTCATCGCCTATAACCCGAAATCCGGCGCTAATGAGGTCTTCCCGGCTGCGGCGTACGCCTGCGGTTTACGTGCACGTATTGACCACGAACAGGGCTGGCATAAATCGCTGTCCAACGTGCCGGTAACAAATGTGCTGGGTATTTCCAGCCCGGTGTTCTGGTCCCTTCAGTCCGAAGACAGCGATGCCAACAATCTCAACAACAAGGAAATCACTACCATCATTTGCCGTAACGGTTTCCGCTTCTGGGGCAACCGTACGCCGGAAACGAAGGCGTATATCTTTGAGGTGTACACGCGAACCGCTCAGGTGCTGGCTGATTCCATTGCGGAAGCGCAGTTTGAAACGATTGATGCCCCGCTGACCCCTGCTAATGTGAAAGACGTGTTAACCACGTTTCGCCTTCGCTTTCGCCTTCGGCGTCGTGGTCTGTTCTCTGGTTGTATCTTTCTGTGCCGCAGGCTCCTGTGCGGCAGCGGCTTCATCCTGTCCGGCCTTTTTCAGGGCCCGTGAAAGCGTGGCAATCTCACGTTTTACCCCCGCATTCGGGTTAAGGTGCATTGCCTCACGGAACAGCTTCAGACTCACCGCCATGCTGTCGGCATCGGTCAGGCCACGACGGGCAAAGGCGCATGCCTTGCACAGCTTGGCGCGGACCTCATCGGGCATGTCCCGGTTCGCGACAATTTGCCAGAGGGTGTCCAGCGGTTCGATGTAGCCGGACAAATCGGCGTGTGCATCCGTTCCGGCCTGTGTCAGAACAGGGTTGCAGATTTCCTCGGTCAGTACCGTGGCTGCCGTACGCCCGAAGTTGTCAGGCATCGTGAGGTTGTGGCGAACCACATAATCCCCGATGCGCAGTGCAAGCGCCAGGTCGCCACAGTCCACGGCCCACACCATGAGTGTGGCTATCACCTCATCCTGCTGTCCGCCGTCGGCTTCCAGCGTGCCGTCTATCCAGCCTGCAAAACCCGGCAGCATTTCACGCTTGAGCGCGGCCTTTGCCGCTTTTGCCTGGACGCCCTTTATGCGTTGCTGTGCCAGGCGCAGACGGTGAAGGACCTGCTCATGAGCCGTGCGGGCCACGATATCCTCGTTTTCTGCTGCCGTTCCTGCCCGTAAAGCCATCACGTGCTGGAAATGAGCCTGTGCCGGTGTCAGCATGGTTAATCCTCCTCTTCCCCTGCATCCTTGTCTTCAGCCTGCGCTGACAGTGCTTTTATGTCCTCCCGGTACCAGTCCGGCGCGTCATGGTCATATGTGGCAAAGCTGATATTCTCAATCAGTGCGCACTTACCATGGTCCTCAACCACATAGCAGTCGTTAACGGACTGATAGATGGCGATACGGTTGTATTCGGGCTCATCCTTCATGAGACGACGCATGGACCCCTTCTGCCAGTAAACCGACAGGTTGCTGAATGAGGTGATGAGCATTGACTGAGCCGGGAAAAATGGCGCAAGGTACACATCAAGGCCGCCAATGGTCCGCGTTGACACAATGAGCTGTCCGGCAAGCAGTTCGGCATTCGCATTCTGCATGCTGATACTGTTCAGGACCGGCAGGCGCAGGGAGTTAAAGAGGTTTCGCCCCATGATGACAACGAGGTCGTCTGCGTCCTTGTGCCATTCGTCAAGCAGGGATGAGCGTGCATCCTGGACCAGTGCATCGGGATTGGCGTATCTGCCTGTGTATGCCACCGAATTGTCCATATTGCGCGCAGTCAGCATCACGTCTTTCATGACGCGTTGCGGGGCCTGGTCCCTGATATCCTGCAGCCACCCCTTATTGACGTCCTCAAGTCGCGGGTGTTTTTTTATATCCGAGACTTCCGCATGGTGCGTACCGTTAAAACCTGTCATGATGCGATCAAGTGCCACCTGTCTGGCAATCTGGCGACTCACACGCAGCTGGAAGTCAGGGTGTCCGGCCCACATGTCAAGCTGAGGGTAGGAGATGAAGGTGTCGTAGTTCACCTGCTCGCACTCATAGCGTCGCGCTTTCATGTCCACCACATTCAGCGGGTTACGACGATTTGTACCGTCATAACTGCTGTTCGTGCGCGCAACCGGCCCGGTGGTGTCCAGGAGTACCTTTTCACCTTTCTGCTCTGTCACACCAATGCTGTTGGCTTTCTGAAGAAAATCATGGCTTTCCTTTGATGCGTTTTCAAATCTCTGCTGCACTGCCGGCTGTACCGAAAAGCGGGAGGAGAGCGCAGATATTGTGATGTTATTCATCTCCGCCTGTTGTGCCTGGTAAGCAAAAAGCTCGGCCCGCGCGGCATCGCTCATGATCAGATTCATCGGTTATCACCTCTTGTGGTTATTTCTGTCAGTAGTCAGCCAGTTGTCTGGACTGCCCGCCGGTTGCCGTAAAACGACTTTCCTGATCAGCGTCCAGTCCGCGCAGTCTGTTTTTCAGCTCTGCCAGCTCAGTGGACAGGGTGGCGATTTTCTGTCTGTCTGCCTGATGGCGCGATTCCAGTGCACTGAAGCGGTCGAGAAGGTCGGCATGCGATGAGGCTATCCCCTCAACGGCGTCATGAATGCGGGAGAACCGGGTGTCGTCAGCCCTGCGTCCTCGCCCAATCATGTTCATCACGCGGTTAAGCCACTGCGCACCTTCCTCGCTGCGGCGCTCCGTCAGTTCGATCACTTCAGCCTCAATGGCGTCAGAGAACATCGGTGCTTCCGTCTGCTGATTATTGAAGGTCATGACCGAACGGCGCTGCTGCAGGGCGAACTGAAGACGCTCCGTGCCGATGCTTGCCGGGGTGTCTGTCATGGCAAGGCCAATAAGATACGGGGTGCCCGTAGGGGTGAAATTTCGTGCCAGCTCAATACTGGAGTAAATTTTCTTACCCCGGGAGACCAGATTTTTCATGCGGTCGGTGGGTTCGATTTCCGCATACAGCGCAGTACGACCGACCAGCGGACCTTCGGTGATTTCTTCTGTGCTCAGTGCCGTCACATCACCCATGGCGGAAAATTCACTGGACGGAACCGGTGAAAGCCAGTGCTCCACGTTCACGCGTGCGCCGTAAATCTCAGGGTTGAAGTTACTGGCCGCCGCGCGCAAATCTGCGGCACTGATTTCGCGACCGTCTGCGGTGGGACCGGAAACGGCCACGCGGAATGTTTTACGGGATGTTTTTTTCTGTTCAGGCATTGTCGGGCCCTCGTGATGATCGTTTGTCTCATGATGGCAAAACGGGGCAGGGACAGACAAAGTGCGTTTGTTGTAAGCGAATGCCGACAACACCGGGCATGGCAGGAGGCCTGTAAGGGGTGAGTAAACTGCCTGAATCACATGAGGGGGAGAAATGATTCAGGATACATTTGTTCGCCAGCGGGCACGCCAGCTGTACTGGCAGGGTTACCCTGTTGCGGAAATTTCCCGCCTTATGGGTATCAACCAGAACACGATCCATTCGTGGAAAAAACGCGACCAGTGGGATGAGACGCCCCCGGTTCAGCGTGTCACGCAGTCCATGGATGCGCGACTCATTCAGCTCACGGAAAAACAGAATAAAACAGGCGGGGACTTTAAGGAAATTGATTTGCTGACCCGTCAGCTTAAAAAGCTGCATGACGGTCTGCCGGATGAGACGGCAACAGGAAAGAAAGGCCGGGCGAAAAAACGCAAAAATCATTTCACGCCGGAACAGATCGCGGCGCTGCGGGAAAAAATTACCGACAGGCTGGCCGGACACCAGCGCAAATGGCTTGATGCTATCGGTGCCTGTGAGCGTGCCGGAATTACTGACAGGATGATCCTGAAATCCCGCCAGATTGGGGCGACCTGGTATTTTGCGCAGGAAGCGCTGCTGATGGCGCTGCGTAACGATGTGGCACAACCTTACCAGCGTAACCAGATTTTTTTGTCTGCGTCTCGTCGTCAGGCGCTCCAGTTTAAAAGCATTATTCAGAAGGCTGCATCTGAAGTTGATGTGGAACTGAAAGGGGGCGATAAAGTCATCCTCTCCAACGGTGCAGAGCTGCATTTTCTCGGCACTTCTGCGGCCACCGCGCAAGCGTACACAGGGAATCTGTATTTTGATGAGTTTTTCTGGACGGGGCGTTTCGCAGAGCTGCGCAAGGTGGCTGCTGCTATGGCAACGCTGGATGGTTTGCGGTGTACCTATTTTTCCACGCCATCAAGTGAAACACATGAGGCGTATGCATACTGGAACGGCGATCACTGGAATGAAGGGCTTCGTACTCATAAACGTCAGCATTTTGATGTGAGCTGGAATGCGCTTCATAACGGCCTTATCTGTCCTGACTATATCTGGCGGCAAATTGTGACGCTGGAAGATGTGGTCAGTCAGGGATGGACGTTAACCAACATTGACAAAATCCGGCGCAATAACACTGAAGACGAGTTCCGCAATCTCTACATGTGTGAATTTGCTCGCGAAGGGGAATCGGCATTTAACCTGAATATCCTGATTGGCTGCGGTGTTGACGGATACGACGAGTGGCCGGACTGGAAGCCGTTTGCACCGCGTCCGATGGGGAACCGCCCTGTGTGGATTGGGTACGACGCCAACGGCAGTAGCGGGAACGGTGACAGCGGGGCGGTTGTCGTGGTGGTGCCGCCAGCCGTACCGGGCGGGCGTTTTCGCACCGTGGAGACGCGGCGGGTGCAGGGGCTGGAGTTTGAGGCGCAGGCGAAGGTGATTGAAGAGTTCACCTTTCGCTATAACGTTGAGCATATCGGTATTGACGTAACCGGCGGTCACGGGGATGCGGTGTATCAGATTGTGAAGCGCTTTTTTCCGGCAGCCATTCCCTACACCTTCACCCTGTCATCAAAGCGCACGCTGGTTCTGAAGATGCTGCAGCTCATGCGCGCCGGGCGGTGGGAGTACGACCGCAGCGAGCGCGAACTGGTGAGCGCCTTTAACGCGGTACGCAAAACAAAAACGCAGGCCGGATTTATCACCTACGAAACAGATCGCGCAAGAGGCGTAAGCCATGGCGATCTTGCATGGGCCACCATGCTGGCCGTTATCAACGAACCTGTCGGCGGTGAACATGATGCCGCCCCCTTCAGTGTTACGGAGTTCTGATGAGCAGAAAAAATAAACAACGACGTACGAACGCCCGCGCAGCGCAGGGCAGCCTTGCGGATTCCCTGCGAAGCGACCCGACACTAAGTGCCTTCACGTTTGAAGGACCTTACCGGCTGTCAGGGGCCGACCTGCTGGACAGCATGTACTGCGCCGACAACGGGCGGTGGTTTGAAACGCCCGTTGACTGGTACGGACTGGCACGGGCTGCCCGCCAGACGTCCTGGCACCAGTCGGCGCTCAGCTTCAAACGTAATGTGCTGCTGGGCTGCTATATTCCACATCCTCTGCTGTCCCGCCAGGAGTTCGCCGGGGTGGCGATGGACTGGTTTGTGTTCGGTAATGCCTGTCTTGAGCTGCGGCGCAACATGCTTGGCGAACCGCTGGCCCTGCGCCGGGCGCTGGCGAAATACATGCGACGTGGCAGCGATATGAAATCATGGTGGTATATACAGGAAGGACAGGAAGAGTACCGCTTTCGTGAGGGGACGATATGCCACCTGATGAATCCTGATATCAACCAGGAGATTTACGGGATGCCGGATTACCTGGGCGGCCTGCTGTCTGCCAGCCTGTCACATTCCGCCGATATCTTCCGCAAGCTCTACTACGATAACGGCTCACACGCGGGCTGTATTGTCTACATCGGTGCGGCGCAGGTTGACCGTGAAAGCATGGAAAAACTGCGGGAAACACTGCAAAGCGCGCGTGGTGGCGGGGCGTTTAAAAATCTGCTCATCCACGCGGCGGGAGGTGGTAAGGATGGCGTACAGATTTTGCCGTTTCAGCAAATCACCGCAAAGGATGAGTTCATGAACGTCAAGGCTGCATCGCGTGATGATGTGCTGTCCGTGCACCGTGTACCGCCGCAGCTGATGGGGGCCATGCCGGGTGAGAAGGGGTCATTCGGGGATGTGGAGAAGGCAGCCCGTGTGTTTGCCATTAACGAACTGATGCCCGTCATGGAAGCAATGAAACACGTCAACGACTGGCTGGGCGAAGAGGTGATCCGTTTTAACCCTTACGCACTGTTAGACACCCAGCCCATATCCTGACGCGCTTCGCTTGTCTGCTGCTTCGCCGGGGCATAAAAAATTTATGCCCCGACTCTCCAGCTCTGCTTAACGAAGTGCTGATGGCGCTCGCTTTTTCAGGTGATTAGCGATGTGCTTTTTCATGTGCATAACAACATCGCCCCAGGCTTCTTCGCTGGGTTTATTGATAAATACGCGAACAGAAATATCGTCTTCCACCCGGACTCTCAGAGACACCCGTTCCGCATCTACTGAATATAATTCAAGTGCAATAACCACGCTTACCGGGTAGCTGCTGTCAGATGACTTAACCCAGGTTCGCACGGCCATGCGGAAAATATTGTCTGGTGCAGATGCGATATTGTGGACTGAAAGAGGACTAAAATCCGCCGCTGTCTTACATGGCAAGCCTGTCTCCACGTAGCGGTGCAGGTCGCCATCATCGTCTTCCCAGTACATGGATGGAAGCCCCAGCCATTCTTCATAGAAATCAATCAGCCTTGCCGCTTCATCCCGCAAAATTTGAGCTGCCTCAGCGCGTTTTTCTTCAGCTTCACGATTGATCTGGCATAAATCATTAAAGTGGCTCATGACATTATCCTCTTTTGAGTTGATGCCTGCCGCTATTCTGACTTTGCCCGGGTTCTCCTGCAAGCTGGTTATTCCTTCAGATAATTTCACAACATCTCCAACCTTGTAGCCATCATCGCCGGGCGGATGCTTACGCAACCCCGCAACTCTGACGACATATTCTCGCTGCCTCAGTGCGATTTTGACGGCCTTATCTTTCACCCCCATCAAATCAAGCTTTTACGTCTTTTTTACGCTCAGCGTGAGAAATACAGCCATTCTGTTGTGTCGCTGCAACATCGTTCAGGGAATGCTATTTACCCCCTGAAACGCGGGCTGTTCCCCCGTCACCTGCGCGCAGAAAAAGGCCTTTTTTCGTGCACGCACGGATCCCCGACGGATCCAGACGCCACACGGGCCGGAAGGGCAAAAAGTCGTTCAAAAAAATTGTGCAAATTTGTGCACTATTGTGCATTGAAATAAACGCCCTGGAGGAGGGCGTTTTGCTCATCTATTTATAGCCTTGCCCCTTACTGGCCAGCGCCCTGATGGCAGGGCGTGCCAACACCATATTTTGGCAATGATGAATTGCCCGGCAAAATTCATCTCTACCCATTGGATGCTCAACTGGCAATGTAAAATACAGGTTCCATGCATCGCCTAAAAGTTGGGCTATCTTTTGTTCTTCAGATGTCAGCAAGCGGTACTCCCCATCCTTGATGTAGTCACTTGTGCCATCGACCTGCTGTTCTGCAATGTGGAAAGCACCTATTGGTTTTGCTTCCAGCGATGCCAAAGCAATCCGTGCCAGTTTTTCCGCTTCTTCGGCTGGCAGTACAACGTTGCTACCAGGTCCGTATGTTTCGCGCCACTGCCTGATTGTCAGTAGTCGCTCTTTGGTTATAGTGGTCATTTGTTAATCCTCAAAACTTTATGCCCGGGCGCAAAAGCACGAGTTTTGTCTTTGCTTATTCGCCAGCCATCCTTACGCGCCTCTTTTGCACAGCCAGTCCATGACGTACCGATATATTCACCGAAGTCTGGCGTTTGATATTTACCATTTGTACACTGGCGACAATCACAATAGAGATGCATGGTGTAACTTGCGGCAATAGCCATATCAGTCTCCTTTGATGCCAGTGTTTACAACCTGACAAGCCTCTTTGAGCACCCAGTCAACAGCGTCTTGCCATGCTCCGGTTTCGACTGGCGGATTCTCACGCTTTACCAGTTCATAGAAACGTACTGCTCTAACCAGTCCATCTGACGGTTTTGCCTGTAGTGCAGCCTGAGCTATGCGGTATACCTGGAGCATACAGGCGTCGTTGATATCCATTCCGAATGGAATATCTGATGACTGAGATTCCACATCTTCCAGCCTGGCAATTTCTTTACGTAAGAAGCCTTTCAGTTCCTGCTTCTGTTTCCTGTTCATATATTTTTCCTTCAAAGTTCGGTTCGCTGACAGGGTTTCTCTTTACGGCAGACAATGACGCTTCCTTTGCTCGAGTCGGTGATTGTTACCGTGCCGTCATCACACTGGACAATGACAACGGTGTTGCTCTTTTTCGCTACGCAGTTCGGCGTGGCTGATTGTGCGAATGGCGCGAAAAACAGCAGAAAAAGTAATATTCTGCTCACTGTTGTTTCCTCCCGTTCTGTGCTGGTCTGGCGAATGAATTGCGTTGTGGTGAAAAGACCATTCGCGCCAGCGCGGCCTTGTGATTGACTGTGTTCAGTGTTCTGGCCAGTCCGCCGTTGTGCCTGCGTGTCCGCTCTTCGTGATATCTCTGCATGATTTTCCCGGCAGGCGTGCACGGCTCCGGTTCCTCCGGCGAACGGCGCGGACGAATGACGACAGTCCAGCTATGGCTCTCGCTGCCCGGCCGCCTGTTGAGTATGTCGGCGATGGTGGTCTCCGTGGTGCGATCGGGGCTGACTATCGTGATTTCCAGCTCGTCGCCCGGTTGTGGCCTTGTGGCAGGCCTGAACAGTGTCAGCACCGGCATACGCTGGCGCATGATGGCCTCAAACTGTGGGCGCTGCATGGTGCAGCAAAATCGCGTCATGCTCCCGCCTCCACTGGCTGCTCTGTGATGATGTGACGGGCTGACTCATCCCAGTACGCTGTTCCCCCGTTATCCAGACGCACACGGGCACCGTTACGCACGGAGATGATGGCCGCGTCAGGCAACTGCACACCCAGCGCATCAAGTTCGCGGGCGATTTGCGTGTCCGTCGCGGTATCCGCAGGCACGACAATCCCCACCCTTACAGGGGTGTCAGATGCCGGTGTGGTGTCGTTTTGTCCGGTTTTTGCGCCCGACGGCTGATTTTTAATCTGATTACGCAGTTTTCTCCGATCGCCCCTGCTTAACGTATTCAGCCAGCTTTCCAGGTTCTCTTCGGGAAGCGTCAGTCGTCCGGGGTCCTGCCTGTTTTCTGGTCCGTGATTGTCTGTTTTTTCATCCCGGGGACAGTTATTGCCACGAGTCCAAGGGGCGACGGGGTCGCCCTGAAGGTCAAAACCCTCGCCCGTGCGGTTGTCTGGTGTTGTTTCTTTTTTAACCAGTTTCCACTCGTCCGGATGGGTGCATATGGTGTACCGCTCTCCGAGCGACGGGGCGCAGATTCCGTAGATACGTTGAGGGAATTCACCGTAGTCGTTGGCTTCGTCTGCGGTTTCGTATGCGGTGCGGACCAGATACTGGTTGCGCGGAATGAGCACACCACCCTGTTTCATGATGTAGGTGGCAAAACATCCCACATCTGCGGCAGCCATAATGGCGTCAATATCGTCATGATCGAGGTGCTTCGGTGATGCCGGGTTGCGCTCCATCTGGCTTGCAAGGCGGCGGAGTTCACGCCATACCTGGCGGGGCGGAATGCCGAAAAACTGGAACTGACGGATGCGGTGAAGGCTTGCCCAGGCAATGGCGTTCTCCACGGTTTCCGCCATGGTTTTCCCGGATTCCTCATCAACGTAAGGTTTTCCGGTTTTCGGATCATTGTTGTGGAAAGCGCTGGCGTCCAGGTTCTTACCGATATAGGTTGCGATATAGCTTGCCGGTGTGCCTTTTTCCGGGTCTATCTTCTCGCATTTAAAGCGCGGTGAAATATCGTCCCCCAGTTCGTGGCGATCTGATTTAATTGCTGCTTCGCGCATAATTTCGATGATGCGCTCTGCGTTCTCCGGGGAAGTGAATACCAGCATATGCCAGTGTGGCGTGCCGTCATGGTGTGGCTCAGCGGTTCGCACGCCGTACCAGCCCAGCCCCTCTTTTTTTATTTTTTTTCTTACGGCTGCGAAGAAGTCGTAAACCAGATAATCACTGGCATCTCGTACTGTGGCACCGTTGTATTTCGGGTTCAGGCTGCCGTTCTCGTTCACGCTGTGAAAGCGGGAAGGGGTGGTTACTGTGATGAAGAATGCGACGTCAGCCCGTAATTCGGCCACCATCTCCATCCCTCTGACGCAGACCATCATTTCATTGCGGCGGTTGCGTGGATTACCCAGGCCAGCCCAGTACACGTCCTCCAGACTCAGGCGCTCGCCGTCTTCGTTTTCAATATCCCAGCTTTTGAGAAAGTCACGGGTGCGCTGGCGCTTCTCGCGGAACTCCAGTAGTGACTCATGGCTGATATAGGGGGATTGTTTACGTGACACTCTGCCGGCGGCGCGCAGTAACTCCTCCCGCCAGAGATCGGCGACGTGGCGTAACTGGTTGTTCCACCAGGTCGCGCAGGTGATGCGCAGTACCGCACCCGGAACCCGTTCAGGGTCCGGCGGTGTGCGTCGGTTGTGCCTGATTTCGAGTTCCGGCCAGTATGGCGGGACCACGCCCAGAATTAAGGCTGTGCGTGCCACCTTCTGGTAGGCCAGCAGCCAGATAACCGGGCTGTCATTATCCTTGCCTGTCCGTTCAAGAACTTCATCACATATGCGTTCAAATTCTGCGGCGAATGCCTGGGCTGTCAGTGTGGCGATGCGCTGGATTTCGTCACGGGTGAGTTGCGGCAGTGTGAGCAGTTCTTCAAGGCGATGGCGCACGACGGTGGTTTTGAATGCCGGCGTTGCAAAGCGGTCGTTAACCCTTTCAATACGTTTCAGGCGCGCACGCAGTCCACGGCGAACGAAATTATCGGCCACGTATGCGCTGTTGTTTTTTACACCTTCACTGCGGGCACTTTGCTGTTTCCGGTTCAGTCGTGCCAGATCACGGATCAACACACTGGCAAGAAACGAGGGCAGGGTGCGAAGTTCGGCTATCGCCTCCGATACCGCCGTTGGCGGATTTTCGCGTCTGTGTCGTGCCAGCTTATCCAGCCTTATCTGCCGCTCTTCGTCCCGGTGAAGGTGTGAATTAATTTGCTTACCTTTGTCCGTGGTTGTCAGGAAGGCCACGGTTTCTTCATCCAGCCGGGCCTCAGTGCGAATGTCTTCGGTGAGGTAGTCACGGATTGCCCGTTGTAATGCGGTTGGCTTCTGCGGTAATGCTCTGCCGAATGTCTCAGGATCAATAACCGGCAGCGGGGCGTTCCACGGGTACGCCAGGTGCGTGTGGTGATGGCTCATTCCGCTTACTCCCCTGCTGTTGCCTTCTCAAATGCAGCCCGGTACAGCACAAGAAGGCGCTGGTATTCAGCGATAAAGTCTTCTGCTGTTTTAATCCCTTTCACGACCACGCTGTGGGTGGTCATTTCCAGAACGAGCACCATTTCTGACGATGACCAGCTGATAACGCTGCTGTCGCACCCGTTGATGTGGAACAGGCCCAGCACCATGCTGTGGTTCTGGTCTCTGACATCCACGCGGTAACGGTCATCAACGGTGAAGGAAAAATTCCCGTATGTGGTGGCGCTGCTGGCGGCCTGTTTACAGGCGCGGCGGTAATAGTCATGCAGGTCATTGAGACGGGAAGCGAGGCGTGGATCCACCGCCCACATCCAGTTAAAAAAATCCTGAATATCTGAAAGTCCCTTAACGCTCTTCATGAGAACCTCCGGAAACGGACGTGCGGAAGCCTCCCGCGTACGGGGGCGGGATGGCTCCGGGATGTTGATTAGTGGTGGTAGTGCTGGTTAATGAGGTCCTGCAGCTTGCGCAGGTCATCCGCCAGGTAGCTGAATACAGCGGCGGAATACATGTTTGACAGTGCGTGGCTGCGCTCATGCAGCATATTGATGTGCATGATATGCGCGACGCGGAATGCGCGGGAAAGTCTGCGGTTGATTTCAGTCTGGATGTGACGACGCGCAGCGTATGCGCGCTGTTGTTTGCGGTTTGCCATGGTGTTTGGCCTCTTCGTTTGTGAGTTTTTGGATACTCACCATCCAGAGGTTGCAATTCTGGGTGGCGAGACGTACAGGGTTGCAACCACCGGCAAACGAAGAAACCGGCCCGACCGAAGTCGGCCCCGTACGCCCCACCATAATTCTGGTGCGAAAAAGACGTGGCGATACGGTACGCACAAAAAAACCGCTGGCGCGGTTGTGCGCTTCGTTTGTCAGCGGGGGTTGCAATCCCGGCACCCGTTTTATGAGGTGCAGCGGAAATGTAACCTGACTGATTGCGGCATGGCAAGCGGTTTTTTTGTGTGTGCATAGTGGTTACTCAGTCCGGTAGCAGTTCGCAAAGCACGGTGTCAGCGGCGGTATATCGTGCGTAAAGCCGGGCGAGGACCCATCTTTTAAGGGATATCCCGGTCGTGTCCCGGATGTACTTTCTGATTTCGCTGAATGTCATCCCCTGTTCATCGCGCAGTTCAGTTACCAACTCCACCAGGTGATCGCTGTATCTGGCTCTGTGGTGGAGTTCCCCGTATTTCCTGAACCGGTACCCTCTTTTTCTCAGGTTCAGTCCCACCGTGGATGTCGAGCGCCCCAGTTCATTCGCGAGTTCCCGGATGGTTTTTGTGTGGCGATTCCTGATGAGCGTGTTGAGTTCTTTTGTATTCAGGGGGGGGTGTTTGGTGTGGATAACCCCCTGAGAGAGCAAAAGACGGATGCGGCTTCGTATTGCTGGCCCGGTTCTCTGAAAGTGTTTTGTCAGTTCTGGTACGGTGTGGGAGGGGTATAAACCGACCAGTAGAGCATCTTCCTGTTGTGTCCAGGCTCTGACATGCTTCGGTGGTACACCTGATACACCCATAGGTTTAAGTGCGGGCATAGTTGTTCTCCGTTGTTCTGTTTTGTGTCGGGGTAATGGTCCGGTTTTTTCGCCTTCAACCGGAAAAGAAGGGCGTGTTAGCATTGATGAATCCGCCGTTCAGTGGATCTGGCGGACACTTTGTTCAACACGCCCGGGGGTAAAGATGTCTGGCTGCAAAAATTCCACGAGCCAGGTTACCCTGCACTCTGCGCTGATTAGGGGCAGAGCGATGACGATGAGGGATAAAACACCATGCAAAACAACCAACGTAAAAAATCGAGAGAACGGGATGAGGTCATGTTCCGTCTCTGGTACAGCTACTGGCTGGAGCGCATCGCGGCGGTGTTCAATCGTCGCCTTGATGCGATCATCAACATTTTGATCCTTGCGGCGGGTGCGTTCATCGTAGCCGGCTGGCATTTCGGCTGGGTGCTGGGGGCAGTGGTGGTGGTTCTCGGAGCCTGTAATTTCATATGTCGTTTCGGGCAACGTGCGCAGGCGGCGAGTGAGCATGCCCATCGCTACAATGAGTTGATTACCAAAAGCGCCCTCCTCAGTACGGAAGCTCTGCTGGCACGCCTTCCAGAGCTTGAGATGCATGACTCTCCTGTCCTGGAATGCATGGAAAATGTGGCGTACAACAAAGCCTGTATGTCTCTGAATATCAGTCATCGTGAATCTCTCTCTTTCGCTGAAAAGATGATGGCTGCCATTACGATCGGTTTGTCCCGATAAGTGCCCTGCGTGTGTCATCTGACGCTCGCCATGTTCCCGTCAGTCGTTCGGGTTTATGACGTAATCCACGACGTTTTCCACGCGGCGGCGTAATTCCCTGTGTATCTGGCCTGGTGTTGCTGGTTCGCCCGGTTGCCCCAGGCCTGCCACAAAATCGTCGATTTCACTCATAAGCAGGTTGCGCATTACGGCGATATGGTGACGCGCCTCTTTGCCTGGTCTGCGTGCGTTGGTATCGTGTTTGCTGCTCATGTTCTTACCTCGCTTATTATCTCGAGTTCGCGCCATGACTCTGTCAGGACGGTTATCTGTGACCCGTCCGTCAGGTGGACGTAAATCAGTTCGTCACCTGCCGGGCATCGGGTGGTGGTGGCTATGACACTGCTTTCCACTTCGTATTCCATCCCGGATGTATCGGTAAAAAGCGTTTTATTGCGTCTTCTCAGAATTGCAGTCATGGTGTGGCCCTCAGTGCATTCGTGATGACGTGCCAGCCTCAGTGCTCTGAAGCTGACGTCTGAGGTTTTTCAGCTCCTGAGCCAGCCTGATGTTTTCTTCCCGGAACTCAGAAAGCGCCTGCACGGCAAGGGCGATGGCTATCGCTTCTGTCTGGTGCATCATGGCTAATAATATTTCTTCCGGATGTTCCATTAATTCACGGCTTAGTTTGTTTTTTTTCTTAATTAATTTGTTTGTGCCTTCGATTATTTTGTTGACCTGTTCACTGTTATCAATGATTCGGTTTTTTTTATTATTAAGCATTCCTGATTTCTCCTTTTTGAGCGGGTCAACCCCTCCGCGTGAGCGGATGTTTCTGGTTGTTTCTGGTGTTAAACGCCTGTTTATTTACGGCGCTTATCGCCAGTAAATAACGATTCAATGGTGTTAATGCTGTTAATTACCCGCATAATCCCCACAGCGTAAATAATGGCAAGGATAAGAATTAACCATGACATAAATACGCTCATGCTTCCTCCTGAATTACAAAGGGGGTTATTACGTTTCCTTCAGACAGGTCTTTATTAATGGCCTGTAATTCCGTCAGAGCTTCATTATCTCCGGAACCAAAGGCGCAACAGGTCAGGCCCTTGATTGCTGTAGTCAGTGCTGCAAGTGAAACAGCGTCACCGTTAGTGCCACGGCTTGTAAGTCCGTAATGGTAATTCTGAAGCGCGTGGTTAATGAGTTCTTTATAGGCTCTTTTCATCTTGCTGCCTCTTCTGTCTTATTAAGACTCCTTTTGCCTTAGTAGTCGGTATGCTGAAAGCTGCGCCCCTCGATTAAGCGGTCGGCAGTTCGCAAGGCTTCGTGCAGTGTGAAATCCTGTCCGAACTGATTGTCGCCGCTGCTCAGTGCAAAAATGCGGTTTCCGGTAAACGGATTGCGGTGGCATCTGTGGATCACGAGTCCGGCCTGCTCAATCAGCCAGGTGTGTTGACCAGTCTGTTTTACAGCATGACCGCCCGGTGTTGCGTGTGTCTCGCTCAGGCTGTAGCGGGAGTTACTACGTGATGCACTGGTAGCGAAACGGTTAGCGTGACGTTCAGCACCATTACGAAAGCGTGAATTACGTTGCTGTTTCATGTTAAAGACTCTGTACAGATTTAATTATTCCGGCATAGCGGCGAACTCAAAATATTTGCGATTAAATCGCATCGCATTGTGTTCACGTTTTGCGGACTGCTGGTTCATTTTCGTTTGCCTCCGCACATGAGAATTACGCCGCTTAAGAGGTAACCGAAGTTAATTGATAGTATTACAATTAACATAAGGTCCAATTTGTCCATGCCACACATAATTACCCTCATTGCAGTAGTTGTGGTTTATCAGGTTTCTCACCCGATAAACCAGATAACAAACGCTATAAACATCGCCCCAATAGCTGCCGGGAAAAGTCCTTTGGTATAAGCGGCGATATATTCAATGCTGAGTTCAATAAAGCGTTCTTCATGTCCCGTTAACTTACGAAACAAATAGATCGCTATTACGCCTATCTCAATAAAAACAAGTGTCAGAATGGCGCTGATGATATTGCTGGTCATTTTCGTGTTTAGCCGGGCTGGTTGTTTTTGAGTTGCTCCAGTTTTGAAACTCTGGGGGAGTAAACCTGCTTACCTTTAACGGTCTGGCAGTCCTCCTTGTTTGCCGGTGAAAACTTTCTTTTCTTGCGGTCGTACGTCCAGTAGCTTTTCCAGTTGTGCCACTCTGGCGGTTCGCACTCCAGTAGTTCGTCGGCTAGTTCGTCCCAGGCTTTGGCGTTAAACCACCATGTACCGTCTGACTTTTCATCTTCGGGATTTGAGCGCGTTTTGTGACCCGGCATCTGCCCGCGCTGAATGGCGGCGCGTAGCGCAGATTTTGTTACCCCCAGATAGGCAGCCCCTTTTTCCAGTGACACAAGTCCTGCGACTGGGCCGTCCAGTCGTAGGGTTGCGCCCTTTTTGTAGGACGGTCTGGTTTTGGTTTCCAGGTGTTCGTTGTCGTTGGCAGCTTCAATGAATTCATTGTCCGCGCCATCATCCTGAACCGGTTGAGCGCCAGATAACTCTTTGTCGGCAATAATCTCCCGCATTTGTTATCCTCTTGCATTGGTGCGCTTGTTGCGCCTTTTGATGATTTTTGATGACTTGTAAAGATAACCGTACGGTTATCTTTTGTAGGAGATTAATCCCCAAATGAGTATCTTGTCAATAGACTATGCGAAAAAGTTGCGTTTGATACGCAAGACGGAAGGGCTAACTCAAAAGCAATTTGCTGATATTACAGGGTTATCTCTGGCAACTGTCAGGAATTATGAGTCAGGGCAAAAGATCGCCAGAGCAAAGATTGTTGAGGCCGTCCTTCAAGTGGATCGGTTTGAAAAATATATGTTCTGGTTAATCAAAGATAAGACGCTACCTGTTGCCGGTCAGATCGCCCCGGCTCTCTCTCTTGATGGCTCCACGCAGTCGGAGGACGATCAGGTTTCAACCCGCAATACCCAAAAATCACCCCAATCAGGCCGCAATGCTGGCTGACGCTGTATATTGAACGGGCGGCGTTCAGTAAGCAGGGGTTAACAGGTTTATCCGTCGGAGGTGCTGATCATGTCGATTAAGCAACTCAAAGACGGACGTTATCAGGTTGATGTAAGGCCTCAGGGGGCGGGAGGAAGGCGGATTCGTAAGATTTTCACCCTGAAATCAAAGGCGCAGGAATTCGAAAGATACGTTCTTCAGAATTTCCACAATAACCCGTGGCAGGCAAGGCCCGCCGATCAACGGCGGTTATCAGAACTGATTGAGGTGTGGTGGATGCTTGATGGTCGTAATCAGGCATATGGTGATACCTACAGAACCAGACTGGAGAAGGTGATACGTGAAATGGGGGACCCGCGCGCCAGCCAGATGACACGAAAATTCATGATTGAGTATCGCTCGGATAAGTTGCAGGCGGGACTGATGCCGTCCAGTATCAATCGCGACCTGTGCGCCTTATCTGCGATGTTTTCGTTGTTAATTGACGCGGAGGTTTATCATAACGAAAACCCTGTGCGCGGAATACGTAAACTCAAGGTTCAGAATACAGAAATGGCCTTTCTTTCAGATGACGAGATTGATCGCCTTCTGAAACGGCTTGAGGGTGATGCACGACGCATTGCCATTCTGTGCCTTTCGACCGGGGCCAGATGGAAAGAGGCGTCAACGCTTCGCGGGGAACACATCGTGGGTAACAGGGTGACGTTCTTTAACACAAAGAACGGGAAATCGCGCTCGGTTCCTGTAGCTGATTCCGTTGTGCCGTTAATTAAAACCCGCCGGACCGGCCTGTTATATCAGGTTGATTATCTCAGTTTCAGGGAGATCCTTCAGGAGGTGAAGCCCGACTTGCGCACGCTGTCGATAGCGCCATTCCAACAAAATCAGACGAAAAGGTTATCTGGAGCGCCTGTACAGTTAACTGTGGTAGTCGCTGCCCGCTACGTATGCACGTCGTGGACGGTGAAATCAAATATGTCGAAACGGACAATACCGGCGATGACAATTACGACGGCCTGCACCAGGTTCGCGCCTGCCTGCGTGGGCGTTCCATGCGTCGCCGTGTCTACAATCCGGACCGCCTGA